TGAGCCACTAACCGCAAATGCTGATGGTACAGTCATTGCTACGGATGTAACCGCAGTTGCCCATTGCGGAGCAGCACTACTTGTCCCATCACCCGTTTGGGATAGAAACATCTTAGTTGTGGTGGTGTTCCCAGACCTTCTTACAGGTGCACCAGCACTATTAGAATATACCATATCACCCAAGCTAGTAAATACGTTAGCCATACCTCCTAGACCTGCTAGAGTATATTCTGGTATGTTTAACGTAGCACCAACTAAGGTAGCAGCACCACTATTTCCCGTAGTCGTTAGGGTTATAGAGTTCTGCTTAGAAGAAAAAGTTAACCAATCTGTAGAACTTAAATAGCCATCTGTAGTATTGCTAGATTGACTTATGGAAATAGTATTAGTTCCGCTATTATATGAAAGCGGAGCAGTAGCTATTAAGTTATCTAATACTTCAACTGTCCAACTCCTATCAGCCGTTAAATCATAGCTAACCCCATTAATAGTTAATATCCTTGAAGTAGGAACATAAGCAGAACCAGAAGAAGCAGAAGTAATTGGTTGTATTACTGGCATTAAAGAATAGTAAGATTTAATTTACCTGCGATGTATTCGTATGCTTGTTCATTGCTATTATCCCAGTCTATATAATCTTCTCCATCCATTGCACAATTGCCTACTGATAATGCCGAACCGCTAACACCTTCAACTACTTCTTTAAGTTCGTAGTAAAAAGTGCAAGATGTCGCCAAGTCATCATAAATAATCCTTGCATCAAGTTCAGATGCACTCTTGCTTTGTCCGTTTGCCCAGATACTAACTGGTTGAATGTTTACTCCCATTTTGTTTTGTTTTTTTGTTTATTAAGCTAATATACCTTGATTACGCAAGGCTTTTACGATTTGTCTAAGTGTGTAGCCATCAAAGGTTGTGTCATCAAGTACCGAGTTGCCTCCTCCTAATGATATGATAGAGTTACCTACCGCAGTTGTTTCTTGATACAACTTAATTACCGCACCATTCTCTGTTCTAAAGTGTGGAGCAGCGTTACCAGCGGTTACGTCAGCCGAGTATTGAACATAAGAATCAGTTACAGATGAAGAAGGATTTGTTGCATTTGTATGTGAGAACCATCCAGAACTTGATAATCTTATTCTTTCAGTATCACTTGAGCATAGTAAAAAGTCGTGAGCAGATTGTGTACCTATTGCAATGTTATTTCCAAGAGTTGCAGTGCTTAGGACACTTGTACCTCCACTTACTGCTCTAATCACATTCACATCCGTACCAGCAAGGTTACGCATCTTAAAAGAGTTAGCACCACTAATGAGCATATTCCCAGCAACGTGTAAAGGCTCTGATGGTGTAGTAGTCAAAACACCCACCCGATTATTAGTAGCATCAACAAACAATGTGTTGGTGTCAACTGCTAAGTTACCAGATGCGTCAAAGCTCATTCTTGAAGTAGCAGTTGTACCAGCAGTTTGTGATGTACCAGTATAGAAATTTATAGTACCTCCACTTCCGTAATAAACACCCGATACAGCACCCGTTAAACTATGTTGAGGAGTACTTCCGCTTAAATTGAAATTATAACCACCTGCAAATCCACCAGCAGCATCAAGTATCGCTACTTTCGAAAACGCTTGGTTGTTTAATCTAAATTCAGTAGCAGAACTTATTAAACCACTTGCAATAATACTTGAACCAAACGTACTCGCCCCCGTTATCTTCGCAGTGCCAGTGACTTGTAGACGTTCTCCGGTATCTGATGAACTACTTGTACCTCCAAAATGTACGTTTTGTGTGTTGTGAACTCTAAATGCTTCAATATTGTTTGTACCAACTATTATTTGAGAATTTTCTCTTTGATAAATAAATGCTTGTAAAGAATCGCTACCCCCTAATCCAACGTATAGTCCATCGCTTCCACTATCTCCAGTTGATGCGTTATGGAATTTAATTGAAGCAGCTGGTGAGCCAGTTCTTTTAATTGCAAAAGCAGCATCACTTGGAGCAGTTGTCATACCCAACAATAAATTTCCACTCGCATCAAGTGTCATTGCTTGGGTGAATGAAACTACGTTACCAAGAGTTCCGCTTGGTGCATTAAACCATTGGTGTTGTCCATTTACTTGACCATAAGCAGTAGCGGTTGTGCTACTTAGATATATGTTATTCGTTCCATTATAGAAAAAGTTAGAACCTAAGAATGTACCATTATAGCCCGTATTATTATATAAAGAAGTTCCTAATCCAACTTGTAATGCTTTAAATGAACCACCCCACGCACTCGGGGTCACTGCTAGACCGAGATTGCCAGATGCGTCAAGACGCATACGTTCGGTTGAGTTTGTAAAGAACCCTAAAACATTTGCAGTTGTAGTACCTATTCCTAAATTACTTGATGTTGTGTATATGTTTCCACCAGTATAAAATGGTGAATTAGCTAAAATAACGACTGTGCTGCCAAATGTTGTCGCCCCCGTTATCTTCGCAGTGCCGTTGACTTGTAGCTTTTCGCCTGAATCGGTAGTGCTGCCGATGAGTACGTTTCCAGAAACTGGTTGTAAACTTAATGGATAGTAATTTGCAGAACCTTGTGCGTGAGAAATAGATTGAATATAATTTGCAAAAGGAGATGTGCTATATGTACCAAAACTTAATCCATTACTTGTACTGAATGCTAATTGAAACGCACCTTTGTTTGTTGTGCTTGGAGCATCTGCTATTGAAGAAAAAACTGTTAAAGTAGCTGCTGTTGATGTTGTTCCAATAGCTAACCTACCAGCCAAATAATTATTAGCAGTCCCCGCACCATACAATCCCCATCCAGTATTGTTACTCCATTCTATACTCCTCCAATCAGCAGCCGAAGTTAGGGTTGGTGCAACATAAAATCCACGAGTTATTCCGTTTGCACCGCCAGTTTGGTTGATAACGGGAGAAATTATATGTGTATTTAAAACACCCGTTCCGCTTGTTGGATTAAATGTGAACCCCGTTAAAATAAAATTGCCTTCACTTGATGCCCAACCTATTGTGGAAGATGCAGTAAAATAAAAAGATGGTGTAGGTCTATTTATACCACCATTCCAAACAAAACCCATTGTTCTTTGTGCCGCACCAAATTGTGTAGTACCTGTAAATCCTGCAAAATATGGTGATTCACCAACGGGAGTAATTAAAATTGCCCCATCGTTTCTAACTCTTAACAAATCCGTACCATCACTATTCTCAACAAGCAATGCCGTTGTCGCACTCGTATTCCCACTACCTTTCAATAACGTATCACCCGTTACTTGTAAGCGTTGACCAGAATCAGTCGCACCAGTGCCGATTCCGAAGTTGCCAGTAGAGAATAATCTAAACCTATCAAAGTAGCTTGAACCGTCAAAATATTGAACATAAAAATCAGCAGCACTTGCACTTCTACCAATGTTAACTAACTGATAGCTTCTATCATTTGCCCCAAAATATGTACTGCCATTTACTAATCTTAATTGTGCAGAACGTGTAATTGCTAATGTTCCAGTATTATGCACATCAATACCTCCATCAGTTCCAGTGTTTGTAAATAGTGCAGTTGATAATGGGGAAGTAACAGCAACTTGTAATCTTTGGGTTGGTGCATTAATTCCTATCCCCAACCTACTATTAGTCGCATCCCAAAACAAATTGTTATTCCCCGCTTGTGTAGTCGCACCCGTAAAGTAAGCGACTTGACCAGCACTACCACTACCCGTAATCCCAGCATCGCTATCGTTCACCCAGCTTGTGCCGTTGTATTTTAGTACTTGACCATTTGAAGGAGAAGAAATAGCCAAAGGGAATGTGTAAAGGCTACCATCACCTCTAAGGATTTGCGTAGTCGCACCCGAAGCAATGTACTTTTGGAAGCGAGTGTTAGTCGTTCCGTTGCCTATGTATAAATCAAAGGTGTCGGTTGTGAATAGTGGCTCACCAGCTAATGCCGTAGGAATCCCACTCGCTAAACCCCTTTTAAATCTTAATGTATTTGCCATATTACCAAGTTCCGAAATTTATTGAATTAGTTTTAGTCCATTTGTTAGTAGAAGAAACATACTGCAAAACATCACCATCACTAGGAGAAGCAGCACTAACATCTTCCAAACCTGCTAAAGTATTAGAATTATAAACAATACCACTAGAAGCAGAAATATTAACTACCTGCTCTGTAGATTCAATATCTATTTCGTTAGTCGTTACATTTACATTTATTTGAGTATCTGTAACCGATACCGCTACACTCTGTTCTGTTATGTTTATTTCTGTACTCATGGCTTATCTAAATAAACTTTAAACTCTCCCCATACATAAGTTTTAACAACTCCTGTTTGATAAGTTACTTTTAAAGTGTACTCATAATTTCCTTCTGCTATATCTACTAGCTTAGAAATATTTATATTGTTACTTCCTGCTCCGCTAATAGTTATTCCACTACCAACAGAAGCACTCCATAAAACAGTAGTAGAGCAACCCTGCGTAACCTCTACATCTACCTGTGCAGTAGATAAGTTTATAGCAGTACTATCTAATGTTAATGCTAAAGTTTGTACCCAGTAATCACCTTTTACTATTTCTATATCTAAGTCTGCAGGTTTAAAATCGCTTGTCATGGTATTTGGCATCTATTGTTTATACTTGGCAGCGTAATTGTTACATCAAGCCTAACCCCTGCTAAGTAATCGGGTTCTGCTTCTCTAAAAAATTGTACATTTATATTATCACTAGTTATCCACTCATTAGATGGGGTTCTTAATCTTGCTACAATATCTTCTGCTACTAAACTCATATCCGATAAAACCTCTTGTGCGTCTGTTTCTACTAAGTGTCTATCTAGTAAATAAATGCTGAAACTAAAAGATAATTGCTTAGCTAAAAAGTTACCTCCATTTAAATCATAGAACATAGCAGGATAAACTACATCTGCATCATCCAGCTTGTCTGCGAAATCCCCGAAGAAGACTGTGCTTATCTGGGGATGGCTCGTTCCGTAGCTTGTTATTTGTTTTACTATTTGATTTAAAGTCATTTTTAGCTAGATATGTTTTAAGTTTCTCTTGGTTTTTTAAGTTTGCTTTTTTACTCATAACAACATGGTGGATTATCGCCTTGATACAATTCCCTAAATATCTTTTCACCTTTGCAGCAATATGGGTCGCTTAACCAAATAGAAGCTGTATATCCATCGTTCTCTGGCTTTATAGCGTCATAACCTGCTCCGTAGTTTAGATATTCTGGATAAAGTGTTTGATTCTGTTTTAAGTATTTAATTAATCTTTGTTTGTAGAACTCTGCCCTAGCCTTATATCTATTCGCAATGTCTATCATATCCTGCATAGAAGGTAACTCCGTATTCTCACTAGACTTCCTAACTAATCCTTTATTATAAAACTGATAAGATAAACCTTGCGGCAATTCACTTAATACATAGTTAATTAAGCAATCTACAATATAATCGTCTAGTAAAGATTTCTCATTACAATTTAGATTCCCACAATCTACCCCATCCTGCAATCTTTCATAAAGGCTAGTTCCTAACGCAGGTAGGATGTACATATCTTGGCAGGTTTTAATCTCTGGCAAGATAAGTTTCTCGTCTACGTTATTATGTAAACCGCTTCTGTCCTTAATACTCTCTACTGATATAAATAAAATATTAGCACTCATCTTTTCTTATTTGCGTGTTACCACATTTGATACCCATTGATGCCTACATGAAGGAGAATGTTCTCCGTTAGGTTTAGTCCACCATCCACCTCTCCTATCCCAGACAGAATACCCTAGTCTTGCACTCATTTGCTCTATCTCTGCTCTAGAATACATTTTGTTGGCTTGTAATAAGTATTTACAAAACTCCCTAGAACTAGGCTTATCAGAATTGTTAAATCCTTTTTTCCACTCGTAAGAATATCTAATTAAAAACTCTGTGGTCTTAGGTTTAATCTTTTCTACTATATCCCTTAAAGGCTCGGTAAGTTGTCTTTCTACAATTACGTTTGAATCTATCCCTTCTCCTATTGTGTACTCTGTAGGCTTAATAAACCCCCTCTTTTCTAGTGCGGTAATGATTCTCTTGATAACTCCTACATCTTCCTTTAAAGTGTCTGCAATTACCTCTGGTGTTATTCTTTTATCCTTGCTTATCAAGTCTAGTACATCGGATTGTAATTGCGTTACATCTGCAAATAATTCCACATCCTCAAAATAAGACTTCTGCTTCCAAACTTCAAACTCTGATTTATCCTCACCAAACTCAAAAAATACAGAATAGGCATCTGCTAGTTCAACAGGTGCTAACTCTGGAGCAGTTTGAACAGGAGCATACTTACTTATGTCAATACCTATCTTTTCAAGAATCCACTCTTTAGGTGCTAGTTCTTTTATAGTAGCCTCGCTA